CTTTCCATACACTAAGCAATCTTTCCTTTAGCATATAGACAGACTTTACTAGCTCCCATATGCCAAGCTTGCGTAGCTTATTTGCTATCTTAGTGTCACCCCATCCTTTCCAGAACTCTATGATACCGCCTATTGTCTCCTTGATCAAGATGAACTTCTTCTTAAGCCAGTCAGCTGACCCGCCTACATTGTTCATCAACAAGTAACCTAGAACGCCTACTACCATAGCTATAGCTAATACAGCAGCTAGCAGCGGAAGGAAAGCTAGACCTATGCCAGTTGCTATTGCCCCTATAACCTCAGCAGAAGCTATAAGGTAAGGCAGTGCTAGCAACAGAAGCCCTAGCAGCGAGATCATTGATCCTACTATAACCATGATAGGTGGAGCAAGTAAGAGGAACATAGCAATGTTCTTTCTTAGGCTGTCATTATTCACAAGCTCAGTAGATATAGCCTCAAGTACTTCTTTAAGCTTTGTAAGTGACTTACCCAGCATCTTTTTCATCTCTTGACCAATGATTGTATCAATAGACTCTTTGATCCCTTTTATAATCTTGGCTAGCCCTTCCCATGTTTCCCTGTTCTTTATGGCCGCCTTATTCATAACACCGGAAGCACCCTCAACTTGCTTGAGCTTCTTCTTAAAAGCCTCTAGACCCTTAAGCTGACCTTCAGCCTCAAGCACAACTAGGTTATTGAATAGTTCCTGAATCTCAGGGCCTACTTCTTTACCTTGGAAGATTTTAGAGTAGATCTGTGCCATGACCTTCTGGTCCTTTCCTCCATGTAGCTTAGCGGCTTTGATAGCACCATCACTAATCAGTCCTATGATATCAATCATAGACTTCATGCCGCCCTTCTCATCAATGAAGTCATCGAAGTTCAGCTGCATACCTTCAGATACATTGAGTATATCCTTACCTTTATTTATATGTGCAATATCAGCAAGAGCAGTCTGGAATTTCAGTGTGCCCTGAACTAGAGAGTTGATATTGTTACCTACTCTCTTTGCAGTCTTACCCGTACCCTTAAGCATACCACCAAGTACCATGAACTCTTGTATGGACGTATTCTGACTTCTCTTTGGTGCAGCACCTATAGCTTGGAAGAATGACTTGATTGACTTGTCATCAAACGCAGTATACTTCTTTGTAGCAGTTAGGATATCACCAAGGTTACGCATCTTTTCTTCAGCTGTAGCACCCTCAACATTAAACTTCTGTAGTCCTGTTGTCAGCATACTTACTGACTGAGCTACACTAGTCTTTCCAAATGATGCTTCAGAATACTCAACTACACTAGCCAGTAGATCAGGTGCAATGTTAGCATCAATACCTGACTGTATGATAGCGCCTATAGTATCGTAGCCCTCTGAGATTGAGATTGTAGATGATGTTGCTACTTTACGAACAGTATCACTTATTCTCTTCTCAAGAGCAGACCCTGCGTCAGCATCAGCCAGGAACATGGCATTTGCCATTGCTACCTCAGCCTTGTTAGCTGCAGCAATCATAGGCTTAGTGAACATATTTAGTATGCCAGCACCACCTATGGCAAGTGACATGCCACCCATAAGTCCTATACCTGCTGCAAGACCTACAGCGTGCATAGCCCTTTGACCAAAGATACCTTTCTCTCCCTTTACCTTATTACCCATCTTATCAGCTAGGTATTCTACTGTAGAGAAAGAGCGCATGACCTTGTTCACGCCTCTACTGAAGCCTGCAACGTCTGCTACAAATGTTAGTCCTAGTATACTATTGCTGGCCATTGCTATCGACTCCGAGGCTTCTTAGCCTTCATACTCTTCTTGTTTCGCTCGTTCTCTTCTGAGATAAGCTCTTGAAGTATTTCTATCTCATCTAGCGTCAGGCGTAAGGTAGTCTCTTTAGACCACCTATACGCCCTCGCAAAACCATGGACTAAGCTGAGGAGTCGGTATTCAAGCTTAGCTTTCTCACTCTCATTCAGAAAAAAAACCTATGTACCTCAATAGAGAACTCAGACTTCTTATCGCAGGCACTACATACCACCTCCTGCTTCACATCCGCTCCTGCAGTCATCTTATTGATGTCAGTAAGTAGGTCTGTACGATCATCAAATGACATACTTCTACGTGCCATCAATGGAGTAATGATGCCTACAACATCAAAGTCCTTTACACACAATGCAATCATTTCAGTGAACTGAGCAAGCTCACCATCAGCACTAAACTTTGCAAGCTCTTCTTTTACCTTTCCTGTAGGGAAGTAGAACTTACCTTTTCGTGCAACTACATCATTACCTTCACGGTCCTCAAGCTCAATACCATCAGTGAGTTCAAACTCAAAGAAAGGCTCACCACCTTCAAACGGAGTTACCATGATGTCAGTGAGTTCAATCTCTTCTACCATCTCAGTATCACAATGAGGGCAACAGAACTCCATAGCCTTCTTTGTATTTCTACGTGATGCAGCAATAGTCTGAAGGATTAGGAAATCAATATCAGGACCAAACATGTTGTCTAGGATCTCTTTAGCAATGAGATCCCATTTGCTTGACTTCCTTTGTACTACACCAGGGATCTCCTGAATCAGCCTCCGGAGAATGTCTGTGATAGCTCTACCTGGGTTACGTTTGCCAGCAGCCGTAGTAAGGCGTTCATGGTCCTCACCCTTCCACTTGTCAAACGTAACCTCACGGTAGTATTTCCCATCCTTGTAAATGCCAATCGGTAGTAGACAAGTAGTGCTTCGATCAATGCTATACTTAGTAGTCATTAGTATTCCTTACAGGATTGTTTTAGAGATGCCTTCATTACAAAGTTCCATCTTCTCAATAGCCAAGGCACTGTCATCAGAAGCGTCAAGACCTTCATGCTCAAGTCTACAGATCCAACACTCATGTAGGATCCATTGAACTTTCGCATCTCCAGCTTTATCATGCAACGTCACAGTTACATTTCGTCTGAAGCTATCATTAGGAGGCTGAAGGAATCCTCTTGACCTTTCGAAGACTTGGTTGAACCAACTAATAAAGTCAGCACCACCATCTTCAGCTGAAGACTGGCCACGCTCAAAAGTAACGTTGTCAAACTTAGTCTGTCCAGGGATCTTACGTGGAGTAGCCATATCACCGCCTTCACGGTATTCGATAACAGCCACCTCGGCATTTAGACCATCACAGGACTTGAATCCCATACGATCAAATCCAGGAACATTTACTATAAACTTATATCCTCTGAGAGGATCTTTCTTTCTGGTTGCCATTATCTAGCTCCTTAGTTGGTCTTCTCGCTCCAGCGGAAGATGATTGATTCAGCAGGTCGCTGGAACTTAACTGCAATCTCAGATATAACTCTACCATTCAAAGTGTCGTTAGCATCTTGGACACCATCGTCTTCACCAACCAACACACTGTAAGCATCAGCAGGAGTGTCACCACGTAGTCCCTCTACAGCAAGGATACCATTCAGAAAGTCATTGATCTCATTCTTAACTTCACGCCATAGTGTTGAGTTGTTGTTTCTAAAAGCAGCCCAAATCAAGGAGTTACTGATACTCTGCTGAAGGAAGATCAAGGCTCTAGGGACATTGATGAACTTAAAGGTAGACTCTTGCTCATTAGCTAGAGTACGAGCGCCCATAATCATAACGCCCAGTGTGCCTACACTCCGGATAACATTGACACCAGCATCATTCAGATTCTGTACGTCAATACCACCAACCTTACGCTCGACACCAATTACACCCTTAAGCTCTCCTCTTGCACCAGCTGCTGCATTCCAGGGCCCACTTGTAGGTGTAGCTGTATCTACTCTTGCAGTAGCTCCTAGGATGTGTCCTAGGTTGTCTACATATCTATTGGGCGCCGATCCTGTACCTTCCGGGTCAAATACCTGTACACGGTTATAGAAGATAGCACCAAAGGTTGAGTTGTAACCATCAGCCTTTCGCTCAGCAATAGCACCAGTAGGGTCACCAGCTGTACCACTATCACCATCATGGTCAGAACTACAGAAGTAGAAGCAATCTGTTCTGTTTTCACAATAAGCAAGACCAGCATGATTTACAGCGGCCTCGTAACTTACTTGACCACTATCTGAAATTACTGCAATTAGTCTAACCTCATCGACCGAATTTAGTGCCTCAAATCCTGTCGCTGATACCGGGCTACCAATAACGTCAGATGCTGTGATGGTTCCTACAGAAGTACCACCAGCTAGTGTGGTACGAGTACTGAATACTGGGTAGTAACTATTTGTTACATTTGGTGTACCAGCAAGCAGTAGTGTATTAGTGGCATCAATAGCTACACTGATATATTTTGAACCGCCGGAGTCAGCATTAACTACATCCAACAGATAGTTATCAGCTCCTTGTGTAAGGCTAAGCTGCGGCCAAACCTCTACAGGAGTACTGCCAGCTTCATAGTAGACCTCAATATCGAACTCCAGTGACTTCACAACCACACCATCAGCGTGTGAGGCAGTTAGTGTTACACCCACAATCGATACAGTGTGCTCAGGTACGCCAGCAACAATCGATGTAGTGATTGCCGAAACCTCTACCCATTCTACAGCATTGATCTCCAAGACCTGCCCTACATAGATACCTTGAGGGCTATCTACCTTGAACGATGCGGCTCCTGCTGCCGTGACACCATTCAGGGTTGTAGTGGATAGAGCAGCATTTGTTAGAGCTACCTCAATACTATTACCATAAACACCACCACTCTTTGCTGAGATATCTAGGATATTATCAGCACTAGTCTTGTCTGTGATAGCTAGTGTAGCCTGCAAAGCACCTGAAAGAGTACCAGCAGTGATGTTACTATAGTTCGCTAGCCTATTAATATAAGCCTTACCACCACCATTCTGAAAGAATCCTCTTACAGCATAAGCCATATCACTATCAGCAGCGTAACCACCAAATAGTCTAAGATAGTCACTAAAGGACTGGACAGGAGTAGGATCATTGATCGGCCCCCAGACAGTCTTACCTAGAAATGCAGCTACAGACGAATTATCTGCAGCAATAGGTCCATTCTGCGAGAATGCATCCTCGTGAATAATACCCGGAGCGTAATCGTTTGCCATTGTCCTTCCCCTTAAAGTTCTGTGTATTCTACAGTGATCCCTGCTTCAGTCACGGTTACACGCCTATCAAAGTTGTCATCACTATAGAACTGAATCTGAAGATCCTGTACCTTAGTTTCCGTTCTTCTTATGTTTACAGGTAACACTACAACGTAGATGTCCAAATTAAACATCTTGTGGTAAGTC